ATTCTTTAATTAAATTAGTGCTGTTTGACGTTACTAAATAGTTTTGGCTTTGCATTATATCAATTCCGAAATTAATTGAATCCTTGCCCTTAGTTACCCCCTTAATTGTTATTCCGTGCCTACGTATTTCCTCTATTGATTTTGGCTCGGAACTATCCGCATAAACTGGAACGCTTTTAGGAAGTAACTTAGCTATTTCGTTATTCAGTAGTCCGTTCGTGTAAACAATTTCGTTTACTATTCGTTGACCGTCGTAATTGTAAACTTCTATAACTGCTGTAGGATCATTAGTGTAACCGAAGTCTAATCCTATACCTAACAACCTTGCTTCCTTGGGTATCGTGTCTATTGTTTTCCAGTTATTGAAAACTACCCCTTCTAACATTCCTATTTCCCCTAACCCATAAACCCTCCACCAATTTGCCCAATACGCACTCGTTAACCCTTTGTCCCTATTCTTTTCGATTTGCTCAACTATGCTCTTATCCAAGGCTTCGTTGTCTTTGTATGTAAGAATAAGAAAGTCGGAATCTTGTTCGTCTTTTAGTTCCGTATGTACCCAAAATTCGTTTGCAGGGTTAAAGTCTAAAAATACTTCCTTTCGTGTACGTATAGAAAGTTCATTATAGGAATCAAAGGTTACATTATTGCACTCATTGACGTAAAGAATATCCCTACGCGCTCCCCTTAGCTTACTTGAATCATCAGCACTAAAAAACTCAATTACGCTTCCATTTCCAAATTCGTACCTAAGCAAAGATTTATTAAAAGAATTATCTATGTACCTTCCCGTCCATTTCATTATTTTTAGGAAGTCTTTTAATGCACCCCTTCGTAAATGGGGTATTGTTTCAGCTACTACGCTTATTTCTAGTTCTGGGGAAGTTAAAGCCTTGTTTATTAGAACTGCTAAAATTGAATAAGTCTTGGACGCACTTGTTCCCCCTTGAATTATTTTAATTCGTCTTTTTAAACCGAGTATCTTATTTGTCGCTGTCGTCCGTTTGAACATCTGGGAATAAAGGTATTTCGATATTGGTTTGCTCTATTTGCTGAACGGGTGCCCCATAGCCAGAATCCATTAAAGCCTTGTATGCGTTTACGTCTCCTTCACGCGCTTTTTTAATTAGTGCTAAAGTCATTAAGTCTTCTTGACTCATCGTTTCGCTTATGCCTGTAATTGGGTTTTTTAAGTTTTGGTTTACTTCCAACCAACGTCGTGCTATTGTGCTTCTATTCTTGCTTCCTTTTGGTCTTCCGTTAGGATTTCCGCTTTCGCCTTTTTCCCAATTTGGTTTTAAATTATCTTCTCTATTCATTTCGGTGTAATTTCGGTGTTTACTTTAAATTACTATCTAGAATTTTTGGTGTTATATTACTCCAGGAAATTCTATGATGCCACAACGCACCTCTTTTTGTATTATGCTTGTTAATTGTTAACTTGGCGTTATTTGGATCTTGTAATATACTTCCGTAAGATTTTCTATAACTTCTATCGGTTGCATAAATATGTTTCGTGTTTCCGTCTATTTTATCCATTTCAGCTGTTTGTGCACCGCTTCTTAAAATAGTTGCTAATCCAAAATTTGCAATACCTCTATGCCATTTCTTTATTGAAAAATTTACGTCTTCGTTTAAGATCATATTTAATTCGTTAACTTCCCAACTTTTATCCATTATCCAAATTTGCATAATGTTTTTTTTTGTATTGGGCATTGCTCCACCGCTATATCCTCCAAAAATAATTCCTGTTTTTTTTGTTAAATCGTGAAGCATACCGATAACAAATAACAAATCGTCTTTATCATATGTATTAATTGGTTTGTTTCCAGTAATACCCCCGTAATCGTCGTCGAGGCATACGCTAATCTCATTGGTTTTTTTTGCTTCAAAAATACTTGCTACCCTTCCAACCGCCGCTCCATTTGTTATATTTGTTCCGCAAAAATCTACATATGATTTGCATAGTTCAGTGTCGTATACGATAGCTTGATTTTCATAACTCTTATGAATTTTTTCATCTAAACAATCTGGTATTAAAACTTTATATTCTATTTTTCGTTTTTCTAAATATCGAACTGTTTTGTTATATTTTTTTTCTTGTATGCTTAAAACGTAAAAAATCATAACTCTAAAATAAAATTGGAAAGTTCTATAAATCCTTTATCTAATGCGTCTTTAGGTGCTAAAATAACCATTCCTAATTCCTCGAAGATTTCTTTTACTTCTTTATTTTGTTTTGAGTAAAAATCTGCTATTTTACTAAAATTAAAATCGGTAAAAAATGATGCTCTCGCTATAAGAATTTCTTTTAATTCTTTTTCAATTTCTAATTTTTCTATTTTATTTACAAGTTCTTTGGTCCTATCTAAATAAGCCAGTTCTATTATATTTGGTGTAATTGAAGAGGGAGTATAAAATGGTATTTCTATATCGAATAAATCTTGTTCGTTTAGATCATTTGTCTTTGGTACGTCTAAACCCCAATCGTTTAATTTGTTTTCGTCCCATTCGTTTGCCAAAATATCCCAATCCCATTCTCCGAAACCTACGTTATCCTTAACTATAAATTCGTCTTTTTGTTCGTCTGTAAGGTCATTTGCTCTTACGATAAACACTTCTTTTAACCCAACTTCTTTACAGGCTTTTAAACGCATATTACCGCCTAATACGATATTGTTTTCATCCACTACAATAGGTCGAAGTTCCAACATCTGCGGGAACTCTATAATCGATTTAACTAATTTTTTAAACTTTTCGTCTTTAATTAGTCTTGGATTTTTTGGGTTCGGCTTAATTTCCGAAATTTTAACCTTCAGTACTTCCATTACGTTCTTCTTTGTAGACGATATACAATTTATTTAACTTAGTTACAAATTCACGAACACAACTTGAACACGAAGTTTGTTGCAAATTTTCGTGCATTACTCTATTGTAAACTTTTAACAGCATTACTTGCTCGCTAGGTTTTACGTTAGTCCTATGTTGTGAAAAGTAACTATCTAGGATCTCGTATTCGTTTTCGGTTAAACATTCTGGTCTCTTATACCTCCAGAGTTCGTTTAGTTTTTGTTTACGTTCTTCGCAACCGCAGTCTTCGCCCATTGCCCACTTAGCTACTTTTGCAATTCCTGTAACTTCGAGTACGTTCTCGATTGTATCTCCTAAGCCTTCAGCTTGTTTTTTTCTAGGTCTTCCCATTTTATTTATTTATTTATTAATTCGTAATCCTTGTTTTTAAAGTCTTCGTAGTCCTCGTTTAAAGACTTTTTAAGCTTGCTTTTGCAGTTCTTAAGAGTATTAAATATACTAGAAACGCTTATAGTTGTTTCCTTAGATATGTCTCTTATTGATAAATCCGTGTTTTTGTAAACTTCAAATAACATTTGGTCGTAGTAATGCCACGTTGCTATTTCTTTATCCATTAACTCCAGTAATACTCCGTAAGCTTGTTCCTTGTCTAGTCCTTCCCCTGTGTCTTCAACTTGCATCGTATCCGATAAAGAAAATGTTTCGTTTCTTCCGTTGCTACGAACGTGAGTAAGATAAGTATTACGTAAAACGAAGTACATAAATCCTTTATTGATTTTATCATTTTGAATAACGTTTTCTGGTTTGCAGTATTTGTGAAGTCTTAAGTAACATTCTTGAACGATGTCGTCGGCATAAAAGTATTCTCCAAAGGAATGGACTATTTTTACCCATTCTTTATGTTCTTTCGCTACCTTAGTTAACCATTCCATTTGCTTAAATTCTAATCAAATATAATTATTAATTTTTAATACGCAATAAACGCAAAAAAAAAGCCTCCTAAATTGGAGGCATACCGTTGAAATATCTATAGACGTAATTATCTAGCTTTTTTGCAGTATCTAAACTTACGGGTTTTCCTGCTAGGAATCGGTCTATATTGTACTGGTGGAACTTATATCCCTTACCCTGTATTTCTTTAACGATTTGGTTTCGTGTTTTCGTATCTAGAATCTTCTTTAAGTAGTTCCTTAACGAATAGTCGTCTATAAGCATACTAGAAAGGTAAATCGTCTTCGTCTATTTGTTGCACGTTTATTCTGGGTGCTTCCGTAGCTACATACGGCTCGCTAAAAGCGGCACTAAAGTACTTTAAACCCTTCGCACTTTCTTTAACCCAAAGTGCTATCTCCATTTCTTTGCCGTTTACGTTTACTTTACCTCGGTAGTCTGGGTGCGTTTCCTTCGTCTTTTTGTCGTTCTTAAAAATTGCTCCAGAATTGTTTTTTGCTTCCATTTGTTATTTATTTATGTTTATTTCTAACTCGTTTAATATCTCGAAAAAATCCTTCCTAATTGCTTCTACTATCTCTAGTTGACCGCTAGGCAGTTCTTTATACTTATAGTATGTCCTAAGCATATTATGCACTTCCCAAAGCGCTGAATACATCGCAGATGCTTTTACTGCAATATCGTATTCGTGTTGGTCATCGGGAAGGTTAAATTCTAGTGTTGCTTTCATATCTTTATTTTATTGCGTATCGCGATTGTCGATATAGGTTCATAACATTTGATAAAGTGCGTCGTAATATACCCTCGCAACTTCGATTTTTTCTTTGATTAACTCTATTACGTTTTCGTCCCTTTTTACCTCGAAAATCTTTATTCTTTTATTTAGAGGAATGTTGCCGAAAATATGTTTAGATTCGATTTCTTGTCTTAAATCTAAATCTTCTTCTAGCTTATGAAACTTCCAATGCGCCCTGCGTATTTCGTCTTCAACTATTTCTAGGGGAGTATCTACTAGGCAATAGATCAATAAGCTTTCGGTTTTACCCGTGAGCCACATATACCCTTGCAATTGGTAAAAATAATCCTTTGTAGGTATTTCAGTTTCAAAAAAAGGAAACGTAGTAGCGTCCCAACTGCATTTAACGTCTAGTAATACTTCGTCCGTGATTACGTCTGGAGTTCCTGTTATCCAATCATTTTGGAAATTTTCGTCGTTCTTATAGATAAAGCCTACGTCTAAGACCTCATTTGCCATTGCTATAGCTATGTCTTCGACTTGATTCCCTTTGTCCGTATAACGGCTTGAAAACTCTTTGTTTATTCCGTATTTTTCTCTTAGTATTATTTCGTGGATATACGTTTTAGCTGTTTTTGATAACAACTCCCCCTTGGTTTTGGGGGAGGTCATTATTTTACCAATTTGAGAAGCCCTGATTTTCATATGTTTTCGATTAATTTAAGTTGTGCGCTAGTTAACGTGAAGTTATTTAACAATTCTTCCTTAGTGTATTTACTCTCTGCGATTGCTTCGATGGCTTTAGCTAGTCTCTTTGTATCTATGGCAGGTTTTTTAGGTGCTTCCTGTTCTCCAGAAGCGTCCGTATCTTTGTCCGTCACTATCCCCAAAAGACTAGAAATCGAGTACCTACGCAAGTAAGTTATGGCACTACCCAAAACTTGGAAATCGTTCATACCTTTTAACTGGACTCCTTGCGGAATAGCTGTTTTGCTTGTAATGGTTTCCCCGCTTTCAAAATGAAATACAACCGTTTCAATATCGTTTCCATTAATTGCTTGAGTAAATCCTAGTCCGTGTTTTCGTAAAATCGGGTTAATTACTTCTAAAATTTTTGGAAGATCTGCGTAAGAATATCCATAACCTTGCGTCCCTTTGTGGATCACTGGACATTCTTGTTGAAAGTTGGCTAAAGCCTTAAATACATTTTTCATAGTTTTTAGTTTTTAGTTTTTAGTTTTTAATTATACACAAATCTAATACTTATTTTCTAATCTGCAATCTTTTTTGAAACTTTTTTTTAAATTTTTTTTCCTTGACTTATATTTATTAATCCGTAGGTTTTCTCAACTTTATTTGTGATCTCAAATTCCGTTGTTTTTGGCATTTGTTTATTGGTAGTCCATACAGGTTTAATTTCTCGCAAGTCGAAAGCATAAATTCCTTTTGGGGTAGAATTAATGTAAAGAGGTATTTCGTTTTTTTCTATGTACTTTCTTACCAACTTGTAATACTTTTCTTTTTCAATCATTAAGTTTTCGTAGTGTGTTTTTCTGCATTTAAGTTCTATTCGTGTTTTTGTAGTTTCCGAAAAACAATCCCAATAGCTGAACTTATTTTTACTTTGATTTAGATCACTCCAGTAATTATTTTTTAAGTAATTAAATAACGTTTCTTCTGTCATTAATTTTAGTTTTGTACGTTAGTATTATTTCTTCTAGTTCCTCCCTTGACCATTTCTTAATTTTGTGAGCGTCTTCGTGTAAACCTAGAAGCCTTTGCGCTCCTATTCTTTTTTGTATTCCGATTTGGTACGCTATTAAATTTCCGTGTTTATGTTGATTACAAGCTACGCATTGACCGTGAACATTGTCTTCGTTAAAAGTTATAGCTTTGTGCCCTCCAGAACTGAAGTAATGTCCTGCGTCGAATTTAGCGCCCAAAGGTTTATCGCAACTTACGCAAGGTTTGTCCTTATCACGAAGCCTAATAAACTTATTAAAAACTATTTGAGCTTCCTTAATTAAGTCCTGCGTAGTTTTCATTTCGCTTTTAAGTATCTTTTTCTTAGTTTGCCATTGCTTAACCTTTTCCAACTCTACCCATACCTTAACGCATTCCGTTTGAAGGCAGTATTTTTGATTAAAGCGGATTGGCTCAAATTTTTCTTTGCAGTTTTTGCACCTCATAAATCCCGAGCTTTTAATTCGATTTCAAGTTCTTTGATTTTAGCCTGTTGCTCCAAATTAATTAACTGCCAACGAAAGTTTTGTTTTGATTCTAACCGATATTCATTTTCGAGTTCTACAAAGGTTTTTTTAATTTCCTGCAGTTCCATTAGGCTCTCTTCCATTGAGTCTAT